GCTCGGGAAGCTCTACCCCGGCAGAACCAAGCGCAGCGACGTCACGGACGAGATCGCGGACAAGATTCTGGCCTGGCTGAATCCGGAGCCACCGCCGGCGAAGCCCGGCGCCGATGATGACGATGAAATGCCCGCGTAGCCCAGCGTGATGTTTCGCCCCTCGTCCGTTTCTCCGGTGGGGCCGATGCACTGGCGCCCGAACGGCATCTAGACATTCGCCAGTCCAACCGCCGGGTGGCGCCGGCCAATGGAGGACATCCATGGACAGAAGCGGCGAGCGAGTCAGAGACCTGGCCTCGGAGCAGCCGATCAGCATCAACGATGCGCTGACCGGCGACCCATCTGGGATAGAGGGCCTGAACCCCAGGGGCGGCGCTGACCGGGACGGCAGGAGGGTTCCGTCCAGGCCGCGCCCAGCCCCTGCAGGAGAGACGCGTAGGACTGCGGATATTACCCGCGGGCTTCGCGGCGGAGCTGCTCCTCGTAGGCCCGCCGCCGCCACGCAGCCACCTGCAGCCCGGCGCGGAGGGCCGCCCGGGCGATCTCCTCCACCATGGCCGGCGGGACGTCCACGGCGCCCAGCTCCACCTTGCCGCCGGGCGTGCGCTCCTGGTGTGGCACGGCGTCGTAGCAGGGCCGGCAGAGGCCGCGCCGGAACGCCTGGCGGCCGTCGCCGTTGCGGCAGAGACCGCTCACCGCGGCACCCTGCAGCCGGTGGCGCCGCACCGAATGTCGCTCGCGACGCACCCTGAATGCGACTCCATCCACTCCAGGTGTTGACGCAGCCACGTCATCGTCCGCTGGTGCGGCTGGCCGCGGGTGGCGCGTCGGAGTTCGACCGGGGATGGATAGCCGAGCGCGAGCGCCCGCTGGTATTCCATCATCTCGGTCTGATCCCGGTACCCAAACGAATGGGCAATGTCGCGCCCGACCGAGCACCACGCGGCGTGATAGCCCACCGCATAGCCGCACCGCATGCAAGCATCGGGGTCGGGCATCTACCGAGCCTCCGCGGCGGGGATGGCCGGCGTGAAGAGCGGCACCTCGGGCGCTGGCGTCAGCGCCATCACCGCGTCGTGGAGCCAGCGGAACTCCCGCCCGGAGGCGACCACCACCCGACCGCCCATGTTGTCGGGCGCCCATGCGCCGGCGCGCACCTCGATGCCGCCGTGCAGGGTGGCGACCAGCTCGCCCTGGTCCGGCGAATCCCCGCCATGGATGCGGAACGGCATCGACAGCCAGCGGGCCACCATGCCCGCGTAGGGGATGACACCATTCACCGACAGGTATGGCGAGCCGCCAGCATCGGCCGCGACCCGCGCCTCAGCCTCCTGCCCATCGCCGCGGAGGTGGTCGACCAGCACGTAGATGTGGTCGCCGACCTTCGCGCCGCCGATCATCTGCCGCGAGGCCCGGCGCGCCTCCGCGCCAGTGCGCCCGGCCTCCGCCCGTCCAGGCCACTCCGGGGCCCGGTCGGCGCTCGCCACCATGGACCGCAGACTCTCCGGCAGCAGCCCGGCCTTCGCCGCCCACCGAGCGAGCGTGCGGCGCTCCGACTCCGAGCCCCGGTCCGACCCGCCTACCGAGAGGATGGGGGAGGACACCGCCCGGCAGAGCGCCGCGTAGGCGGCCTGCTCGCCGGTCATGTAGTCCGGCTCATCCTCGCACGGTGTCTGGGACTCCAGCTGCGCCTGGGCGGCGTGCCAGGCCCGCGCCCGGCAGAGCCAGGTGGTCTCGGAGTCCTGCACACGGACCACCCCGCCGCCCTTGATGATGCGGAGTCCCTCGGTCGCCTGCGCGAATCGGTTGTCATGCTGGGTAGCCATCGCCGCTCTCCTGGGCCGGGGCGGCCCGTCCTCAGCGGGCTGGAGCGCCGCGCTGACAGAGGCAATATGCACCAGTCCGTCGGAGTGTGCAAGCTGGCGCGGCGTGAAAGAATCTAATGGGTGGACGATGGCGGATCAGTCGCCTGCTGGCTCCCACGCTTCGGAGAATTCCCGGTCCGCGAAGAGTTCGGCGAGGCCGGTGATCTGCTTCAGGCGGGTCACTTCGTCAGGGTCCATCCCCAACTCTCGGGCGATCTTCTCGTCGCTCCAGTTGCGCCGGTGGAGGTCCATAACGATGTCGCTCATGGCGTTGACGACGTGCTTCCCTCGCGCGCGGTTGTGCCGGATGGTGGCCGCAATTCGATCCGCCCGGTCGGCCCTCTCTGCCCGGATGCGGGTCACCGGAAGGTACCCATGGAGGCGAGCCGCAACGCTGGGCGACTTTCCGACGAGATGACGATGGAAGCCGTCCACCACCTCGTCTGACCCATCGAGCGGGTACGCAACGATGGGTTGCGTGTACCCATCTGCCTCGATGCTGCGCCGGAGAAGGTCCATCTCTGGTGGCGCGACCCGGTTGGGGTTGTAGTCGTTCCCACCTACCTGCTCTCCGCGAAGCCAGAGCACCAAGTCCACGGGCTCGGCGCGGAAGGGGCTCGCCTCGTGGAGCGCGGTCCGCGCGCGATTCAGCGCCTCCACCCGCTCCGCCAGCGGTAGGGCGGCGATGGTGCGCTGCAACTGCTCCAGCAATTCCGTCAGAGACGCCATGCCCGACTCCTCGCGCGCTGCTGCTTTCGGTACTTCTCATAGTAGGGGCTCTTCGTCTGCGTGAAGCTCAGCCCCTTGCACCAGTAGTCATTGCGAAGAAGCGCCTTGCAGATGCGCCGCCAGCTCGGGGCCTTCTTGGCCGCCTCTTCTCCGTGCGGTGCTTCGTCCGGGATCTGGGGATAGCCCTTGCTGACCCACCACCGGAGGAAGACCGAAATCTTCTCGCGGTAGTGGTCCGCGGTGCGCTCGGGCATCGTGTCGAGCAGCAGCGTGGCGAAGCTGCGCCAGGTGTGCCCCTCGGGCTTGGCGATGCGAAGGCGGCCGAGGATGTTCCCGCTCTCCTGGGCGTAGAGGGCGCCGCTGTTCGCGCCGGCGACGCGCGCCACGACGCGGCCCCAGGTCTCCGGCTCGATCACCTGGTAGAGCCAGAGCCCCTTCCTCTGGTCGTCCCCGTAGGGCTGGCAAATGCGCTGCTGGTGAATGGAGAGACCGGCCTGGTGCATTCGGTCATAGAGCTTGTTGTAGGGGAGCCCCGTCCGAGCGTGGTACGTCCAGATGTCCTCCGTGGACCAGTCGTAGATTGGATAGGCGTTGAAGAGCGACTGCGACTGCCAACTCGTCCAGGGGAGGCCGTCGTAGCGGCTTACCCGGCGGCGCGCGATGGCGCGCCAGCGGTTCAACGACTCGGCGGTGCGGATGCCCACCAGGCAGCAGGTGAGCTGGTCCTGGCTGTACCAGTGGCCGAAGTCGGGAGTGAACTCCTCGAATTCCTCGCCCTCGCAAAAGAACGGGAAGCGCTCCCCGCTCGTGACGGCCAATGCTGGCGGCTCGCGCACCCATATCTCTCGCGCTGCGGGGTCCCAACAGCGCCACCTCGGCGCGATGTTGCTCACCGCATTGCGCAGGCTGAGTGGGAGCGCCACCCAGAAGGGCTCCGTCACGTCGGCGTAGAGCGCGAACATCTCCTCCAGGTGCTGGATGGTCAGCCGGTACTGCGCCTCCAGGTCGATGAAGAGGAGGCCAAACCGACGCCCGCGCCGCCGCGCCTCCTCCGCTACTAGGTGGAGCATCACGGTGGAGTCCTTCCCGCCGCTGAAGCTCACGTACACGCGCGGGAAGTCGTCGAAGACACGGGCGATGCGCTCGCGCGCGGCCGTCAGCACATCCGTCCCCAGGTACGTCCGTCGCCCCTCCACGCGGCGGACCTTCGGTGCCGGCGGACTGCGCCGCGCCTCCAGCTTCGCGCGCTGCCCTGCCAACCAGCTCCTCCGCTGCTCGTCCGGAAGGGCGTCGATCTCGTCTGCATCCGCCAGAATCACCACTTGGCCGTCAAGCACGGCGCGGTACGTGCGCTGGGGTGCTCTGAGTTGGTCGGGGTCCGTGACCAGGTAGACGGCCCCGGGCAGGAGCAAGAACAGTTTGCGAAATCCGCGCGTGAGCTTCTTGTTCGTGCCGCTGTAGTCCATATAGGCCAGCGGATGTACGAGTCCCTGATAATAGAGCGGATCGGCTCCTAGGACTTCCACTACCGTTGGCCGGTCGCAATCGGCCCCGCCCATTCGTCGAGAAGGAGGTGAAGCCAAACTCAGAAGCGCTCGCATAAGAAGGCCCCTCCGACCAAAGGCGCAGCCCGCTCCTTTGGTCAACCTCGCCGGTCCTGCTCCATCCGCAACCACCCGCGCTCGACCCGCCGGCAGAACGCGGCGTAGCTCTCGCCGCTGCCCAGCAGGGGGACGGTGGTCGCCACGTAGTAGCCCCTCGACGGCGGGGAGCCTGCCGGTCGCGCCGGCGCAGCGGCTCTGGAGGGCGCGCAGGGCGAGCAAGCGGCGTGGCGGCGGCGGGAAGCGGCCTCCTTCGCGCGGTAGAAGGCGTCCCCGTAGCGCTCGGGATGGGCCCGCCGGTTGTCGACGTGCCAGGCTCGCAGGTAGAGCCGATTGCACTCGGGCAGGCCGCAGAGGAGAGCGCGGGCGCGCGCCGCCCGCGGACAGCAGAGGCAGCGGCCCTTCACCGCGCGCCGCCGCAGCTCCTGCAGGCCCACCCTCATGGTGCCGGCTCACCGGCGGCCCGCCAGCGCTCTATCGCCTCCGCCTGGACCTGGAGCCGCGCCCGGCAGGTGTCGCACTCCCCGCAGCCCTCGGGGATGAACGCCCCGAGGTGCTCCAGGCCGTGGACCAGGAGCTTCCGCGGTGCCCGGCAGGGCTCAGCGGAGGGGACGCGCGGGACGGCCGGCGTCTGCCAGAGGACCTCCAAGGGCACGCCCGCCAAGTCCCGCGGTGCCGCGCAGGTCCAGGTGCTCGGCAGGCCCGCCTCCTCCGCCGGAGTGATCGCCCGATGGACGCAGAGGGTGATGCACATCCGAAAGCAGCGCTGGAGCAGCTCGTCCCCCACACCGGCGAGCGCGAGTCGGCACTGGCGCTCCGCCTCCACTCGGACGAGGAGAGACCAGCGGTCCGTCGTGACCAGGAGCGCCCCGCGGGTGATGGGGTCCTCCCGCCGGAGGTCCCGGACGCTGCAGCTCGCCAGCCACACGGGCCGGCCGCCCATGGCGTCCACTCACTTGTTGAGGGAGAGCCCGACGAAATAGCCGAACCGCCCAACGCGCGCGCTCCGAATGAACTTCGGGGGCAAGGCGCCACCAGCCAGCGCCATCGGGTTCTCATAGGCCAGCCGCTGCTGCTCGTTCATGCTCCACCCTCCGGCTGGGCCAGCACCTCGCGCAGCCAGAGCTCGCCCCGGCACGGCGCCCAGACGCCATCGGAGTCCAGCGCGGCCCCGCAGGCCGCCGCCGCCCGGCGCATGAACTCCCGGCCCGAGTCGTAGGCGAAGGGGTGGATGAAGTGGCGGACGCCAATCACCAGCGAGGCGCGGAGGTTGGAGGTGTTCTCGCCGCAGCGGCGCTTCTCCTCTGCCAGCATCGCGTCGAAGGCGGCCAGGCGCTCCTCGTTGTTCATGTCCCGGTAGTGCTTCTCGGTGCCCTGCTCCTCATCCGGCTCGGGCAGGTCCTCCACCCATGCCGTCGGGCAATGCATGCAGTCGTACCAGCTCTCGATGCCGAGCTTCTTCGGCTCCGCATCCTCCTGGCCGAAGTCGTCTGCGAAGGCGATCATGGCCTCGTTGAAGTGGTGGCCCGCGATGAAGCGCTCCAGCGAGGACAGGCCGGGCGCGTCCTTCCTCACCATCGCCTCGGGCCCGCACTCCGAACACCGTGCCTCGCACTCCGCTGGACCACCGAAACGAATCTGCTCCTCGCTCACGTCGCTCCTCCAGTTCTCTCCAGGTGTACCTGCTCATCAGCCAGGCCGGTGAGGCTCGTCACCCTCCACGCCCTCCAGCCCGTCCATCGTCGCCTTCACCACCTCCGCGCCCACCCAAAGCTTCTCCGGACGGGTGATGCAGCCCCACCGTGCGCGGAGCTGGGCCAACGTGCACCGCGCCGGTCCGGCGGTCGTCCGCTTCGAGGCCAGCTCCAGCTTCTCCTCTCGCGCGCTCATCCGAGTCGGGCTCCGCCCACCTTGGCGAGGGCGATGGCCCACGCCTCACCTTCGCTGCGGGCTCCCATGTTCGGGTCGAACGTCACCCACTTCGGGCTGACCTCGTACTTGGTGAAGCAGCCGGCGCACCACCGACCGGGGTTGTGAATGTGGACGCCGCTGTACCCGCAGAACGGGCAGGTGACGAACGGGCCCGACTCGGCGCGGACGCGCTTCGGCTTCTGCCCGCGGTAGTTGCTCACCGCATCGGCCTCCCGAGGCACCCGGGGCAGACCTTCGCCGTCGCTGGCGCCCGCGTCCACTGCCTGGGCCCGGACGGCTCCCCGCAGGCGGGCTCGGTGTCCACGAAGCGGTGGGCCACCATGCCCCGCCCGCCCAAGCGCCACCACCAGCCGGGCCGGGCGCCGACGGGAACCGGCTCCGAGGGTGCGGGAGCGCTCATGGGCTGACCTCGCCGCGCTGAACGCCGACAAGGCGGGCGTCGCGGTAGTCGCGCCAGGCGCAAGAGCGATAGAGCCCCATTACCACCCACCGCTGGAAGGCCTTCAGGTCAGGCCGGGCAGCCCCGTCGAACACCATTGGGTAGGGCCTGCACCCCAGTGCTACCAACGCGTTGAAGCGGTGGAAGATGCGCTCCCATGTCTCTGCCGGCGCGTAACCCACCAGCATGTAGACCATGAGGTGACGCGGCGGGACGCCGGCACGTTCCAGTAGCTCTACGCCGCGCCGAAATACCTTCTCGTCGCCCAGGTTGTCCCACGCGGTGTAGAGCCGACGGCGCTCGAAATCGTTGTCCCGATACTCAATGGAGGCCAGGGCGGCGGCGGACTCCTCGTTCACCATCCTGATGTTGATGCCCTGACTCAGGCAAACGCTGAACCTGCCGATGCGGATCTCCTCCACACGCGCGCGCCACTCGGGCTGGCCGAAGAAGTCGTTGTCGAGGAGGAGGAGCTTTTTCGGGTTCCCCTCGCCACGCCAGATCTCCGGGACGGTTCGAACCGACCGTGCCGCGCCCTCCTTCCGCGGAACGACGCAGAAGCCGCACCGGAGCCGGCAACCCCGCTGGGTGAAGCCGATGGAGCGCTCCTCGCCGGGATACAGCGAGTAGTCCGGAGCGATCGCCTCCCAATCAACTTCCGCGTCCAGATCGGCGAGGGAGGACTCCACCCGGACGCCGGTCCCGCCCCAGCGAACCGGACCCCAGGCACTCCACTCCGCGTCGATGGCGCGGCGCCGTGCGCCGGAGAAGTCGAAGATGGAGGAGGCGTAGACCTCTCCGGGCGGATCCCAAAGCTGGCGCTGGCCGGTGCCGCGTACTAGCCGCACCTCCTCACCACGCGATCGGAAGTAGGTGCTCAGGCGCATCAAGGCCAAGTTCGGCAGGTTGCCATCGACGTGCACCAGGTACTTCATGGACCGTCCTCGGTGCTGGAGGGAGGGTCCACCGGCCCGGACTCCACCACTCGGTAGCCGGTCCGGTAGGGGCTCGGGTCTCGGAAGCGCTCGCGGGCGATGGCCCGCCGGCGCCCGGACCGCAGCCCGCGCACCCAGACGAAGCGCTTGCAGACCTCCAGCACGCGAAAGCGCGCCGTGGCCAGCGCCTCCTCCGAGCGGATGCCATCGAGAGGCTCCCATACTTCGCCGGGGGTCGGTTCCACGGCGGCCATCAGCGCACCGCTCCCGCGCGCCCGGCGAGTTCAACGTGCCTGGACCAGCCGGTGTGCCCGAACTCGCAGCGGTACTCCCGCGCGGTGTTCGTCGACCGGCTCCCGCTACCACCTCCGAGCTCCCGCGTCCGCCCGGTCAGGGTGACGCGCCGGGCGTTCCCCGCCGGCCAGGGCGTCCGCTGCCGGCGGCACGTGAAGGCGCGTGTGTACCCGGGCACCAACTCGCCAGGCTGCTTGGAGAGGGCGTCGAGGATCAGCTTCTCGGTGCGGAACCCATTGTGCGGTCGGCCGGCGCGGTCGGCGATCATGTGAAGCAGGCCGCTGTCCGTGGCCATCACCGCCGGGTTTCCTGTCTCCCGGAGAACCGCGACCGCGGCGTCGCAGACCCGAATCGTAGCTCGCTGGCTACGCTGAGCGGGCTGTTGCGGGCGCCGTTGAAGCCCATCCGGGGCCGAAACCCCAGGAAGATGGGCGGTTACGGGCGCCGCAACGTCCGACTCACAGCTTGTATTGCTTGATCTCTTGCTGGCGAAGGCGCCGGAATCAAGCCCGATTTCGGACACCGTAGCCGACCGTAGCTTCGCGAGCGGCGTCCTGGCTGCTGCTCCTGCATCGCCTGCACTTCCCCGCTGCACCTGCACCGCCTGCACTTCGGTGGCAGATCTGCGCCTCCGCAGCGCTCCTGCGCCTTGGCGGTGCTCCTGCGGCGGCTTCAGAGCAGCCTTCGCGCCGCTCCCGCGGGGCGCAGGAGCGCCTCCAGCGCCGCCGTCGTCCGGCAGCAGAGGCAGGCCAGCGCCGCTCGTTCGCGCCAGCACGGTCACCTCGCGCGCGCCCAGCCGGCGGATCCGCAGCTTCTCCACCGGGCGCACCTTCACGCCGCGCCCCGGCTCCGCGCATCCCCGAACGCCCATCCCTCGGTGCGCGCCCGGAGGACGATGCGGCGTAGCACCTGAGACAGGTTCATCCCCGCGTCGGCAGCCGAGCGCGTGAGGTACTCACGGTCCTCCGGAGGCAGCCACACCGCCGTGATGGTGCCGCTCCTCCGATTCTTCTCCGTCCGCTGTTTCGCCATGCGCCACTTATACGCGGTTGCGCATGCCGCGGCAACCGTGTATAACGTCTGTGTCCGGTCGCGAACCGACCTGGCACCGCAGCACCGCGAGCACCTGCTGATGGGCATCCCCACGGGGCACTGCCTCTGACGCTCGGCTCTGTCGGCAGAGGCTGGAAACGCGCAGTCCCCGGAGGTAACTCGATGGGCGCAGCACGACCCCTGCATGCAGTGAAGGAGGAGGCGCCGGCCATCGGCACGCGCCTGGAGAACGGCGCCAAGGTGATCGGCACGTTCGAGGACAAGTACGAGGAACAGCGCCTGCTTCTGCGGACCCGACACGGAATCCGGGTGCAGCGACAGCGCATCGAGGGCGCGATCCTATTCACCCAGGCAATCGCCCCGCTCATTGCCGCCCGCATCAAGGCGGAGCGAAAGGCGCGGCGCTGGTCATTGCTGGAGATGGCCCGCCGCGTCGGCGTCACCACCGGCAACCCGAAGCAGCGTGCGTGGGCCCTAGAGAACTGGCGGCTGCGGAGGGCAATCAACTCGGGTCCATGCTCGACACCATGAGGAACCTCGCCATCGTCGTCGAGGCCCTCGAGGAAGAGACGCGCAGTGTCCTCGAGCGTCGCTCTGCTACCCAGGAGGGCCGGTAGATGGACGAGCGCCCGATCACCCCGCCCGTGGGCCACTGCTACGACACGCCCTGGTGCGTCTGCCGGCGCCATCGTGATGAGCGCGCGCGGACGGCGGCTCTGTTTGCGCCCCGGGGCGCACTCGGACCAAAGGCGCAGCCTGCACCTTTGGCGGGAGGTGCCCGGTGAGCGAGCTCGCGCGAAAGCTGGCCTACGGCCGGGAGGCGGACTTCATCGACCTCGGGCTAGAGCGGTCGGGAGACACGCTGCCTGCGGAGGTCCTCCGCTACGTTCTGCTGCACCGGGACCAGCTCCGGGCGGCCTCCGAAGTTCCGCTCAGCCCGGGCGAGCCCGACACCTTGAGCTCCGCCGGAGTTGTGGCCGGCGGCGCTCCTCCACCCGCCGCTACCCCCCCCCTGGGCGGCGGTGTGGAGTTCTCTCCGGCCCCTCGCGTCCAAGAGGAGGACGAGGGCTGCGGGGGCTGCCTCGTCCCGGAGTGTCCGACCTGCGGCGAGAGCCCCTGCGCATGCGTGGTGGGGAGCGCTCATGAGTGAGCGCGCGAAGCTTGAGGGGGGTGGGGGTGGGGGTGCGGAGTCGGCGGCGGCCGGGAACGGGGGTCCTCGGTCGCCGCCGGCTCGCAGTTACCGCCCGCCGTCCGGGAAGCCGGCCTCGGACTGGACGCCGGAGGAGGTCGCCCTCTGGTGGGAGGCGTACCGCCAGGAGATGGACGGCGCGGTGGATGCGCTGGCGGCCTCACCCCGGGCGGATTCCATCTGCGACCTGGTCATCAAGTACAACGCCGGGGCGGTCGCCGAGCCAGAGCTCTCCGTTTTCCTGGGCCACCTGGTGGAGTGCCCCGCCTGCGCGGGGGCCATCCACTTGGACCGGCTGGTCGAGGAGCACCTCCGGTCATGAGCGCGAGCCCACCACTCCCGGCGCTGGCGTCGAACCCGCTCGACACCAATACCCCTGGCTACTTCGAGCTGCTGGACATGCTCTTCGCCGCCACCTCTGCGATGCGGTGCGCGCTGGAGATGGCCACCAAGGCAGGCGAGGAGGCCGCCGCGCTGAAGAAGCGGGCGCTGGAGGCCGAGCAGAAGCTGGCCAGCGCGCGCACGGGCGAGCGCCGCAACATCGCCCGACTGCTTCAGGATGCCGCCAGCGAGTATGGCGCCGGGGCGCGCGAGATGCGCGACGAGCTCCTCGCCGTCCGTGAGCGCGTGCTGGCACTGGAGGACGAGCGTTGACCCGCGCGCCCCTCCGCAAGCTGCGCGCCTCCCTGCGCGCCCTCCGGGCCTCCATCACCGGCCTGCGTGAGGCCATCCCCGGCAGCCGCTACCAAGACCTGCTGCACCTGGAGCTTCACCGCCTGGAGAAGTCCGCCGAAGAGCTGGCCCGGCGCATCGGCGCTGAGCGGGAGGCGCTGGACGAGCCTCACGCCTTCCTCCGCCCTCGCTTCGGCATCTGGTGCCTGCGGTGCGGCGGTACGCGGGACCGGGAGGAGCTCCACCCGCCCGAGTTGCAGCAGACCAACCACGAAGGGGCCGCGCTCGCGGCCGGAGGGAGCCGAACGTGAGGGAGCAGCAGGAAGGCAACAGGCTGGCTGCAGTGCTCGCCGCAGTCGACCGAGCGGAGACGGACCCGGAGCGCCACATCCAAATCCAAATCGAGGAGTCGCTCGCCAAGGCGATTCAGGCGGTGAAGACCACTGGCGAGGAAGGAAAAGTGACCATCATCATCAAGGTCTTCCCGGACCAGGGCTCGCGCGTCACCTTCGCCGCCAGGTGCGAGGAGAAGTTGCCGCGCGCTCCCACCTCCACGGTCACGCTCTTCACGGACAAGGCGGGGAACCTGCTCGACAGCGACCCGCAGCAGACCGCGATGGACCTCACCAACCCGAAGCGCACCCGCAACACCACGGAGAACTGAACAACATGGCGAACCCCAATCCACCGAAGTCACCCACGCAGCCTCCGCCACTGAGCGATCTGGGCGGGCATCTCGCCGGCGCCGTCGCCCTCATCCAGCAGAGCGCCCAGGCCGCGAAGGAGATCCAGGTGCATGTCCTGGAAGCGAAGGACGCGCGCGGCGAGCCGGTGCGGATCCCCGTCGCTTTCCTTCCCGACAGCTCCGGTGGCTTCACCGTCGCCTCGATGGGAGAAGCCGCCCTCCAGGGCGCCCGGGCCGCGCACGAGCTGTATCTCCTGGACGCGCCCGGACCCCTGCGGCGGGAGGGCACCGCCGCTCACCAGGCCCTCGGTTCCTTCGTGGACCACGCCAACCGGTTCAAGGCCGACAACTCCACCATCTGGGCGGATCCGGCGCGGCGCCAGCTGGTCTCCATCCCCATCTTCCAGGACTCGGCGCCGCAGACGCTGGAGGTGCGCCTGCGGGTGACGGTGGAGGAGCAGAGGGCGCGCTTCCAGCTGCGCATCCAGGCGGGCGCCGAGGTGCTCGCGGACGCCTTCGAGCACCTGGCCGAGTACGCCGCCGCGGAGACGAAGCTCCCGCTGTTCATCGGGACCCCGGAGGCGTAGCCGATGGAGGGGCGCGGGCTCATCGTGGATGGTTTCGCGGGCGGCGGGGGCGCCTCCACCGGCATGGAGGCGGCTCTCGGCCGAGACGTGGACATCGCGATCAACCACAGCGCGCTCGCGCTCCAGGTCCACGCGGCGAACCACCCGCGCACCCGCCACCTGATCTCGGACATTTGGGAGGTCAACCCAAAGGAGGCAACGGGCGGACGCCCGGTCTGGGTGGCCTGGTTCTCCCCGGACTGCCGCGACTTCTCCGTCGCCAAGGGCGGGCGCCCACGCTCCAAGGAGATCCGCTCGCTGGCCTGGGTGGTCAGGCGGTGGGCGAAGGACGTCCGGCCGGAGATCATCTTCGTCGAGAACGTTCCCGAGTTCGAGGGCTGGGGACCGCTCGGAGAAGACGGGTTCCGCATCCCGGAGCGGGTGGGGGAGACGTTCCGGCGCTGGCGGCGCGACCTGGAGCGCCTCGGCTACCGGGTGGAGCACCGAGTGCTCGCCGCGTGCGAGTACGGCGCCCCCACCAGCCGGGAGCGATTGTTCGTCGTCGCGCGGCGGGACGGCCTGCCCGTTCGCTGGCCCGAGCCGACACACGGTCCAGGGCGCCCCTTGCCGTACCACTCCGCGGCCGAGTGCATCGACTGGAGTGATCTGGGCCGCAGCATCTTCGGGCGGCGCACGAAGACCGGAAAGCCGAACCACCTTGCCCCGAAAACAATGTGGCGAATCGCGGAGGGGCTCCGTCGCTTCGTCCTTGAGAGCGACAACCCCTTTATCGTCCCGGCGCCGCCGCGGCTGGTCGCCTCATGGCTGGTGGAGGTGAACCATGGCCGGCCGCTCGACACCATCACGGGCCGGGACCACCACTCCCTCACCGCCGCGACGCTGATCAAGCTCCGAGGCCAGTGCACCGGGGCTGACCCGCGGCAGCCGATGCCGACGGTGAGCGCCCAGGGCACGCACCTCGCCGCGGTCGCCGCCTTCCTGACCACCTACTATGGCTCCGATGGGACCGCCGGGCAGGACGTCCGCGAGCCAATCCGCACCATCACTGGGAAGCAACGGCACGGGCTGGTGACGGTCCAGGGGACGCCCTACCAGATCTGCGACATCACCCTCCGCATGCTGCGCCCTCCCGAGCTACTCCGGGGGCAGTTCGGCCGGTTCGCGGAGAAGTACGATTTGAGCGCGGCGCGGACGCTGGAAGCGCAGACCGAGCTGATTGGAAACAGCGTCCCCCCCGAGGTGGCGGAGGCGCTGGTTCGGGCGAACGTGCCTGAGCTGGCGGAGGTCGCCGCGGCGTGACTTCCCTTCTCTCCTGGTGGCCCTGGCGCCGGCATCGCGCCGAACTCCAACTCCCGCCGCCCTCACTGGCCCTGCTCCAGGCCCGGGTGAAGTCGGTGGAGAGCAGCCTCCAAGCCTCCAGGCTCCGAGAACACGAGCTGCTCGAGGAGAACATCCACCTCGCGCGCCAGGTGGCGGAGCTGGGGTTTAGGGCCGACCGGCTCCAGGAGCGCATCGACGCCTGCCGGTGCGGGGACAACGACACGAAGGGGAGAGCCTGAGTGGCCTACGCAGAGGGAACGAGCGTCGATACGGGACAGAGCCGCCTGGAGATTGAGCGCCTCCTGCAGCGGGCGGAGTGCAGCCACGTCGGGGTGATGCACGAGCCGGGGAAGGCCATCGTCTACTTCCAGCGCAAGGGGTGGGCCGTGCAGATGAGCATCCCCATTCCCCAGCCCGAGGACGCGCCGCAGAAGATCGGCGGCAGGTACTTCCCCACCGACGCGCAGAAGCGGGGCTGGGCGGAGCAGAAGGCGAAGGAGCGCTGGCGCCAGCTGCTGCTGGTGCTCAAGGCGAAGTTCACCGCGCTCGAGCAGGGCGTGGAGACGTTCGAGCAGAGCTTCCTCGCGCACCTGGTGGTGGGCGGCATCCACCTCGGGGACAGGCTGCTGCCGCTGGTCCGCGAGGCCCAGGAGAAGGGTACGCGGTTGCTGCTTGGCGCGGGTGGAGAGGCGGCGCCCCATGGGTAAGGAGACCGCCATCGGCTGGACGCACCACACGTTCAATCCCTGGCGCGGGTGCTCGCACGCGGTGGGGCCGAACGGCGAGACGCATCCGGGCTGCATCAACTGCTACGCGGAGTTCCTCGTCTGCGAGAAGTTCCGGATGGGGGGCGTCAAGGGCGAGTGGGGCCCGGGCGCGCCGCGGACGGTGGCGGCGGAGAGCGCCTGGAAGGATCCGCCGAGGTGGGCACGGGCGGCGGCGGAGGCCGGTGAGCGCCGCCGGGTGTTCTTCTCCCTCGGGGACCCGCTGGACGAGGAGGCGCCGAAGGAGGCGCAGGAGCGGTTCTGGCAGCTCATCCGCAACGGCGCGCAGGGGTTCTGGCGCGTTCCGGGCGACGTTACCGCTCAGGTTCTCGCCCAGTTGGAGACCGAGGAGAGGGCCGCGTAGATGGCCACCTGCGACTTGCCCAAGGAAGAGCTCACGCCTGAGGAACGTGAGGCCTACCGTCGCGTCCTCGACAAGCTTTTCGTCCCCCAGCCGGCGCCCACCGGGGACGGCGCCCCCATCCTCCCGCTGGTGGTTGCCGACCTGACCGCGCGCGCTGAGCACGGCCGGAGGAAGTACGGGACGGCGCTCCGGGCGAACAACAGCCGGGACTCTCTTCGGGACGCGAAGGAAGAGGTCTACGACTTGGCGATGTACCTCCGGCAGTTTGAGGAGGACCTCCCGCGGATGCTTGCGGAGGTCCGCGCCCAGGCGCTGGAGGATGCCGCGCTCGCGGCCGAAGCGGACCTAGGTGAAGTGCCGCCTGGGCCGTACGCACCGGCCGGGCTGGCAGCGGAACGGGAACGCTGGGATGCGGGAGCGAGCGCGTCGACTGCCCATCGGATCGCCACCCGGATCCGCGAGCTGGCTGCCGAGCCGCCGAAGGGAGGCCGGTGATGGCCGACCCGTATTTGGCCGTGACGCTGGACGCGAAGCGCCGGATCGCCCGCGTGGCGCGCGCCCTTGAGCTTCCGCCGGCGGCAATGGGATGGGGGTTCCTAGAGCTCCTGGAGCACGTCTGGGAGCGAAAGAATCCAGCTGTCTCCGCGCTGGTGTTGGCCGCGTGCTTCGGGCCGGACCCCCGCATCCCCGGCGGCCTGGTGGAGTTCGGTTTCCTGGTAGCGCGGGGAAGCGCCTGGGAGCTGTGCTCCGAAGAGGCTGATCGGCTTCTCCTGACGCACAAGCAGCGCGTTGATGCCGGTCGAGCCCGCGCCGCCAGCGCAGACCGTTCCGCTGGTGGCCAGCTCCAGCCCAAAACCAGCGGCCAGCCAGCGGCGGACCAGCGGCCAGCCAGCGGCGGACCAGCTCTTACACCCAGCACCCAGCACCCAGCACAGAAAGATCTCCCTCGCGCGGGCGCGCGCGCGGAGCCCTCCCAGGGAGCAGACCAGACCATGCCATCCGGTCTAGGCGACGCCATGGAGGCCGAGCACCAGCGCGCCCGTGGCCGGCCGCTTGACTGGGGTCCGCCGCGCCACAGGCTCGCCCAGGAGCGCGCCATCGGGGACCTGGCCGCCCAGCATGGCGAGGCGGAAGTCCTCCGGCGGCTCAGGAACGCGTTGACGGTGCCGCGGGGAAAGTTCCCCTACCTGGGCGCCGTGGGCGACCTGGTGAAGCACTGGGGCCAGTACCAGGAGCCGTTTCCGGCTGAGGGTGGCCAGCGCACAGTGCGGGAGCTGAGCGTCGGCCGCGGAGAGCAGCCGGCCATCGACCGCTCGAAGCTGGGCTCCAGCTGGGCGGCGGTCCTGGACCGGATGCGCGAGGACGGGAAGGCCTACGGCGCCCAGCTCCTGGAGCAGTTCCGAGAGCGCGCCGTTACCCCGGCCATCCTCACGCTGCTGGCTGCGACGCCCGAGGCATCGGACTGGTTCGAGGCGAACTACCGCGCGCTGGCGGAGCGCTACGCCGCCCCGCGGAAGGTGGTGGTGCTGGTGGAGGAGCGTGCTGGTCCGGAACCGCCGCGCCCGGAGCTCGTCAACGGCGGAGATGGAACGGCAAGTGCAAGAGCGGAGTCCGGAGGTGCGATGTGACGAAGCCGGAATTGGTGAGGCGAGTCTCCGAGAAGTGCCATCTCACGCAGGTCGAGGTGGCGCGGGTACTGGGCGCGGCGCTGGCGGAGATCGGCGCAGCCGCGCGGCGCGCGCCCATCCGCCTGCCGGGGTTCGGGACGTTCCGGCCAACGGTGCGCAAGGCGCGGCGGATCCGGGACTTGGCGACCGGGGAGATGCGGAGGCTGCCGGCGATTCTGGGTATCGGCTTCCGGGCGGCGAAGGAACTCCGGGCGGCGCCCATCCCGCTCAGGCCCGCGAAGGCCGCCAGTCTGAAGACCTTCGGCCCATGTCGGGTGCGCCCATGAACGACGGGAAGCTGGTGCTGGAGTTCTGGGTGCCGTTGCGGCTTGGGCGGGGCGAGAACAACCGGGAGGTGCGGGGCCAGCGGATCGGGCGCATCCAGGCCGAGCGCCAGGCGGTGCAGCTCTGCTGGCCCAAGATGCTCGCGCTTCGCGCACCCCGCTCAATGCTTGAGGCGGTGCGGGTGTTCATCCCGGTGCCGTCGCCCTGCACGGTGACGTTCACCCGGGTGGCACCCGGGCGCGGGCTCGACCCCGAGGAGAACCTCCCCGGCTCGTGCAAGGCGGTGAAGGATGAGGTAGCGGCCGTCCTCGGGGTGGACGACCGAGACCCCCGCGTCGCCTGGAAGTACGAGCAGGAGCGCGGGGACTGGGGCGTCCGGATCCGCATCGAGGCGATGCTGCCGGTGCCGGAGGTTGTATCGCCGAAGGCCTCTATGTCGGCTACCCCGAAAACACACTCGCGGGTGCCGAAGAAACTTCGCAAGCCGCGGGACCTGACCGATGCACTCCTCAACTACGAGGTCTCGCTCAGATGCGGACACGCGAGCATGGCGAAGTCGGCGCGGGAGCTGCTGGCGCTCGCCTCGCCCGCCTACAAAGCGCCCCGGAGGTCCTCGTGAGCGCGCTGAGCGAAGAGGATGTGCTGGTGGCCCTGGTGCTCCGAGCTTGCCGGCCGTTCGTGACGAACTGCTACTCGACGGAGCAGGTGATGGCCCAGGTCGCCTGGGATAGCGCCTGCGACCCGAGGCGCCTAGCCTGGGAGGATCTGGTGCCTCGGCTGGCGGACGAGGTGGCCCTGCACCGCATGGCGGCCCTCCACCCGCAGCCCATCGAGGTCGCCATCGCCGACTCCGAGCGGCGGCTGGAAATCGAGCAGGCGGAGCGGTTCGTCCTGAAGGAGGCGTGGCTCTACGTGCTCGGCCCGTCGCGAGGCTATCAGCGCTTGGACGATGCAGTCCACCAGCTCACCAAGGCCGAGCAGCGACTGGACGTCGCTCGGCGGCTCGCCGGAGGTGGAACGTGATCGCCGCCGAGACCGCCATCGTCCACGCCGCGCCGCCAGCCGGTACCGGGCTCGTGCTGAACATCGAGCGGGCGCTGGACCTGATCCGCGACTCGAAGGACCTACGGGAGTTGAGGGATCTGCGCGACCAGGCGCAGCTGATGGAGGGGCTCGCACGCGCTCGGGATGCCTCGCGGGAGGCCCAGAACGGCGCCGCCGAGATCAAGCTCAGAGCCGAGCGCCGGATGGGCGAGGTGCTGATCGAGCAGCAGGAGCGCGGCGAGCGGCAGAAGCGGGGCGACGCCGGGCGGGCGAAGGCCAACAGCCCAAAGACGCACGCTGCACCTTTGGCGGATCAGCCGCCAGCGCCGAAGACGCTTCAGCAATTGGGGATCGGGAAGGACCTTGCCCGCACCGTCCAAGCGGTGGCCAAGGTGCCGGCGGCGAAGTTCGACACGTTCATCCGGGCGAACAAGGAGCACCCGTCTGGGGAGATCACCACCACCGGCCTGCTCAAGGTGGCCAAGAGCAAGAACCCCCACGCAGCCTCCCACGTAAACGATGGGGACCCGGAGAAGAACGTCCGCTTCACGCACCCGGAGCTGGCGGAGGAGCTCCACCGGCGGTTCCGGTTCACGGTGGACGCCTTCGGCCATCCGCAGGCGCCGATCACCAAGCTGATCGTGGCATCGGGCGGCCACTTCTACACGCGCGCTGAGGACGGCTTCGCCCAGGATTACTCCGACGAGCGCTTCGTCTTCTCGAACCCCGAGTGGGACCAACTCCCGGAGGCCTCGTACCTGGCGCACCAGCAAGCAGAGGCCGGGTGCCCGGGCTGGCTGCAGGTGACGCCGGTGACGCAGTTCGGCCGGCGCTACTGGCTGGACTTCATCGAGCCGTACCGTCCGGACCGCGGCGGCTCGGGCGTCCGGGTGGAGGCCTCCTCGACAGCGAGCGGGGGGAGGTGGAACTACGGCAAGGTCTGGGACCCGAACTGCGAGGACCCGGAGAACAAGGGCGTGGGGATGCCCTCCTGCCTGGTCATCTGGGAGGGCGAGCGCCGCCGGGCGCCGGATGCGCCGGAGCTGGTGGACTGCGGCTGCGGCCACCTGCACTCGGAGGGGTTCCCCTGCTGGTGTTGCAGCTGCAAGGCGGGGAAGGACGCGGCGGGCGAACTGGCTGCCACGGCCGACCGGGACGCGTCGCGCGCGGTGACCGCCGCCCAGGCGCCCCCGGAGGCCGCCGTCACCTACGAGTGGTGCCAGGGCTCCAGCAACTCGCCAGTCCACGCCTTCGCGTCCGCCGCGCCGGAGACGTTCTCGCGCTGCGGAGATGTTCGTCGCGGTGCGATGTTCCTCTGCAACATCCGCGGTGCGCCCCCCAGCATTTGCCCGGGCTGCCGATTCGGGGTTGACGCTGATGTTGCCAAGGGCGGCGCCATCGACGGGTTGAAGGCGCGGCGCAGGAAGAGCCCACCCGCCGCCGCGGACCCGCGGGCGACGGACTCGCCCCTCGGCTCGCTGCAGGACCCGGAGCGCTTCATCCTGGAGGCGGGCAAGCTCGGGGAGTTCTCGGGCCACGTCGGCAACAGCGGCGGCCGGCAGTGCGTGACGGTCCGGTGCGACGCCTGGCCCGAGAAGCCCAAGGGCTGGCGGTGCACCAAGACGTTCCGCTTCTTGCTCACTCAGGAGGGCCTCGCCCGGCGCGCGGAGTTGGAGCAGCTGCGCAGCCACGCGAAGGAGCACCAGGCCACGAAGAAGAGACCGGCGAAGCGCGGCCGGAAGGGGAAGCGATGACGTACTGGAACTGGAGTCGGGGGCACCGACGGAAGCCGAACTCCAACCGGGCCCGGCGGAAGGATATCAACCACCAACTGGCCGAAAAGCTGGGTGAACTGGACGCCATGCACCGGGCCGGGTCCCTCGGCTCCCCCGTGCGCCGGCTGGCCGACATGGAGCCGGCGAAGGCGGCGCAGATCCGCCAGGAATTGGAGGCGCGGGAGGCGCAGCGACGGGCCATCCGCAGAGCCCAAGAGGCGCGCGAGGGGAAGGTGTCGACGTAGGTGGGCGCACGGGTCCGCTCAGGCGCACCGCAGTGCGAGGGGGACGGATGCCTGAACCGCGCCGCCCCGCTGCCGCCGCGGAAGGGGCCGCGGTGGAATCGCTGGTGCTGGACGCACTTGAAGCGCAAGCGCCGCGGCCGGCCCATGGACACGGAACTCCGGGCCTACGGCCAGTCACGCACCGAGCGGCTGATGGAGGCGGCTTACGCGCTCCTGGATGCCTCCGGGGAGGGTCGGGACGGGGTGCTGAAGGCGAAAGACCGGCTCCGCAAGGCTGGGGGTTAAGCGCCGAGCCGGAAGGGTCGCTCGCCTGAGCCTCGGCGGACGAATTCCATCCCTCCGGCCAGCCTCCGTGCCGTGCCGAAGAGGGAGCCCAAGCTGACGCCCAAGCAGGCGCGCTTCGTCCGGGAGCTGATGGTGGACGAGAACGCGAAGCAGGCGGCCATCCGCGCCGGGTACTCCCCCCACTGCGCGGAGACCAACGGGCCGCGTCTGTGCCGGCAGCCGGCGATCCGCGCGGCGATTGAGGCGGCCCGAAAGGAGGTCGCCGGGCGCACGGAGCTTCGACAGGAGGAGGTCATCGCCGAGCTGAAGCGCGTGGCGTTCTCCCAGCCCAAGCGGCTACTGGACAAGGACGGCAAGCCCATCCCCATCCACCTGCTGCCGGATGCGGACGCGGCGGCGGTGGCGAGCTTCGAGGTGGAGGTGGAGGAAACCCCGCAGCGGCGCACCGACGACGGCCTCGACATCCCGGCGCGGGCGAGGGCCTCGGTGAAGAAGTGGAAGCTCTGGGACAAGCCGAAGGCGCTCGAGTTGGCGATGAAGCACTTGGGGATGCTCGACAAGAAGTCGGAGGACGGCGATGGGGAGGGCGTGCAGGTGAACATCAACTTGGTGGCGGAGACGAAGGAGAGGGGGCATGTCGGGTAAAGGCGTGCAGCTCGTCGCTCTCGAAGTTCTGGCTCGCGAGATTGCCAGGGCGGACTGCGAGGCCTGGAAGCTGAGGGCCGTCCAAGCTGGGTACGCGCCAAAAATCGACGTTGTGGCGCGAGGCAACCAGCTCCGACGGTGGGTGGAAGAGCGCGGCAGCGCCAAGGAGACCGCCGATGCCGGGTAAGCCCCCGCGCGCCAGCTCCAGCCAGGCGCAGCACAACCTCATGGCCGGCGTGGCCCACGGATGGAGGCCGGATCAGGTGAAGGCGCCGTCGGTGAAGGTGGCGCAAGAGTTCACCCAGGCCGACAAGGGCAAGAAGTTCGGGTCGCAGGAGAGGGCCCGGCAGATGGCCCAGGCCCAGGCGCTCCGGCGGGGCCGCTGATGTCGCGCGCGAGCGACAACGACGCGCTGTTCTTCGGCTTGAGGAGCTTCCTCTCGGTGGCCGCCAGGCAGCGCTGGACGCGGCGCGGCCATCCGGCCATGGCCCGGCGGCTCTGGCAGGACTTCCCGCGCCTGGACCAATTCGCGACGTTCCTCAACATCTCCTGGGCGGGGAACCTCTGATGCTCGGGCTCGACCGAGTTCCGTTGCGCGAAATCTGCCGCCAGGAGCGAGAGCTGGCCCGGCAAGCGAAGAGCGCGCCCACCTGCGCCGACCTGGCGCCGGACGCCGGCTGGGTCTGCGAGGAGCACGGGCGCTCGGGCGTGGCTGGGTGCAAGGGCCCGTGGCGGCCGGCGGAGCCGTCTGATGGCTGACCCGAAGCTCCAGAAGCTCGCCGACCTCCTGCGCGCGGGCTACGTCTCGCCGTCCGCCCCAGTTTCGCCGCTCCCGTCGCCGGCCGTCCCGATGGACCCGGCGGCGTACCGCGTGGACCGCTTCATGCGGACCCTCCCGGCTACGCTGACCGGGCCGCCCCTCATCCGCCAACTCGCCCAGGCCGCCGCGCTGCGCAGCGGGCCGACCGGGCGCGCCACCCCGAGTCTGATGTGAGGCTGGACGTCCCCAACCGCTTCACTCCGCGCGCCCACCAGCGGGCATACATGGCCTACCACGACGGCGGCGGGAAGCGCTCCGTCTGGGTGGTCCACCGCCGCGGCGGGAAGGACTTGACCTCGCTCCACCAGACCCACAAACAGATGTGGCGCCGCGTCGGCGCCTACTGGCACGTCTACCCAACGGCGGAGTGGGGGCGCCGCGCCATCTGGACGGAGTTCACCCGCGACGGGGAGCGCATCATGGAGCAGGTCTTCCCGCGCGCGCTCCGGAAGTCGCCCTCCACCTGGGCGCCTGGCGGGGAGATGGTGGTGGAGCTGAAGAACGGCTCGGTCTGGCGGCTCATCGGCTCGGACCACATGGAAGTGGTGGGCGCGGGCCCGGTGGGCGTCGTCTTCTCCGAGTTCGCCCTGGCGAAGCCGAAGGCGTGGGACCTGGTGCGGCCGATGCTGATGGAGCGCGACGGGTGGGCCAGCTTCGTCTCAACGCCCCGCGGGCCGAACCACCTGAAGAAGCTCTTCGACATGGCCAAGTTGACGCCGGGCTGGTGGTGTCAGCTCCTCACCATCCACGACACGGGCGGCTACCCCGGCATGACGCCGGACCAGATTCTCGACGCTGAGCGGCAGTCGGGGATGCCCGAGGCCCTGGTCCGCCAGGAGTACCTCTGCGACTGGACGGCGGCGCTCGTCGGTTCCGTCTGGGGCGACCTGGTGGAGCTGCTGGAGAAGGACGGGCTGGTCGGCGTCGCGTTCGACCACCCGCCCTCCGGCGTCCACACGCACTGGGACTTGGGCATCGACGACTCCACGGCCGTGTGGTGGTGGCGGTTCCGCGAGGACCGCTCGGTGGAGTTCCTGGACTACTACGAGAACCACAACAAGCCGCTGTCCCACTATTTCGACGAGGTGGACCGCCGCGGCGCCGAGCGCGGGTGGAAGTACGAGAAGCACTGGCTTCCCCATGACGCGCGCGCGCGAACGCTGGCCACCGGGGTGAGCATCATCGAGCTCTGCGCCGAGCACTGGGGGCCGGAGCGGGTGGAAATCAGCCCCGCCCTCTCGCTGATGGATGGCATCCAAGCGATGCGGTGGCTCCTCCAACGTCGGCCCCGCTTCCACGCGCGCTGCGTGGATGGTGTGGAGGCGCTCCGGCAGTACCACTACGCCTGGGACGAGGACGCCAAGACGTTCTCGAAGAAGCCGGTCCACGACTGGAGCAGCCACGGGGCAGACGCCGCGCGCGGGGTGGCCTGCACCGTGCGGCACGTCGAGGAGCTGACCCGTCCACCGGAGCCCAGCCCCAAGATGCCGATCGCCGTTCCGCTCAACACCATCACCATGGACCAGGCGTTCCAGTGGGCGGAGCAGGACCGCCGGGGACGGCGCGGGGGAGGGAGAATTTGATGACGCGCGCTGAATGGGCGGACTTCGCGAGCAAGCTGGACGTGGGGTGGCCGTTTCGGGCCTGGGGAGCGCGCTTCCGCGTGACCGCCTCGACGGCGGTGCCCGGCGTCATGGTCTTGGCGCTGACAGTGCCGGGCGCTCCGCACCGAGACACCGGAGAGGTCGATGAGTCCTCCGGAGCGCACTACTCAAGCGTCGTGGACGTGACGGCGCCGGCAGACCTGGTGCTGCACATGGCGCAGTCCATGCTGAAGCAGTTCGCGACGCATGAGGCTGACGAGGCGCTGCTCTTCGACGGCGCGCGCCCCTTCGACCCGCACCCGCAGCAGGTGCCGCTGGAGCGCTGTCCCGACTGCGTGCGGCGGCAGGCCCTACTCGACGAAGCGGAGATGGCCCTAACGCAGTGCGCTTGCCCGCCCGGCCACCAGGCCAACGGCTGGCTCAACTTCGACGGCTGCCCCATCCACAACGAGGCGAACCGCCTGCGCGGTTCGCTACTCGCTGGGAGCGCCTGATGCCCCCGGTCCCGCGCCCAGCCGACGACAGCCAGGAGGACGAGTTCGAGGACTCGCCCAAGGGCTGGGCCAAGCTCTGGGCGCTGGAGTTCGCCGCCGCGCGTGACGCGCTGAAGAAGTGGCAGAAGCAGGGCCGGAAGATTGACCAGCGCTACCGGGACGACCGGGACTCGGTGGACCGCACGGACACCCGCTGGAACCTCTTCACCGCCAACGTCCGCACGCAGCTGGCCATCCTCTACGGGCGCCTCCCCCAGGTGGACGTCTCCCGGCGCTTCGCGGACGCCAACGACGACGACGCGCGCGTAGCCGGGGAGCTGCTGGAGCGCCTCCTCAATACGGACATTGAGCGCGACGGGGACGTGTCGGCGCTGGCGCTGAAGGACGCGGCGCAGGACTACCTGTTGCCGGGATTCGGGCTCAACTGGGTCCGGTACGAGGTGGAGACGGAGGACGTGGAAGCGGTGCCAACGAAGCGGGGCTCGGACGGCCAGGAGTTGGCCCCTGAGGTGCCGGCCACCACGCGCAAGGTGCGCGAGGAGGTGCCGGTGGACTACGTCCACTGGGAGGACACACTCTGGAGCCCCGCCCGGGTCTGGCAGGAGGTCCGGTGGGCGGCGCGCAAGACGGACATGTCCAGAGCCGGGCTGATCAAGCGCTTCGGGGAGAAGCTCGGGCGGCAGATTCCCCTGAACGCCAAGCGGGCGAAGGCAAGCGAGCGGAAGGGCGAGCAGAACTCCAAGCCCAGCCCCTGGGGTCGCGCGGAGGTCTGGGAGATCTGGGACAAGGAGCGGAAGAAGGTCTTCTGGTACGTGGAGGGCTTCCCCGTCACCCTGGGGCCGCAGGACTCGCCGGAGGAGGGCTACGCGGAGGACCCGCTGGAGCTGGACGGCTTCTGGCCGTTCCCCCGGCCGCTGGTGTCGAACACCACGACGTCCGCCTTCGTGCCGGTGCCGGACTTCATGCTGGCGCAGGACTTGTACAACGAGATCGACCGGGTCTCGACGAAGATTACGGAGCTCCAGGACGCACTGAAGCTGGCGGGCGTCTACGACTCGAAGAACGAGGGCGTCCAGCAGCTCCTAGAGAACACCGGCCGGAACGTCCTCATCCCGGTGAAGAATTGGGGCGTCTTCGCCCAGGGTGGCGGGCTGAAGGGCGTAGTGGACTGGCTGCCCATCGATCAGATCGCCACAGTGCTCGACAAGTTGCGAGAGTACCGGGCGGAGCTGATTCAGGCGCTGGATCAGATTGAGGGCACGTCGGACCTGATGCGAGGCCAGGCAGCGGACGCGGCCGAGACGGCGACCGCCCAGGGCATCAAGGCGCGGTTCGGCAGCGTGCGGATGCAGGCCAAGCAGGACGAGTTGGCCCGCTTCGCCTCCGAGGTGCAGTGGCTGAAGGCCCAGCTGATCGCCAAGTTCTTCGACGAGGAGACCATCCTCGAGCGGAGCAACGCGCAGTACCTGTACGACGACATCCAGGTGGCCCGTCGCGCGGTGGCGCTCATCAAGGACCGGCTGCGCGAGTACCGGGTGGTGGTGAAGCCGGAGAACGTGGCGCTGCAGGACTTCGCGGCGCTGAAGGCGGAGAAGCTGGAGGTGCTGGAGGGCATCGCCGGCTACATCCAGAACGTGGCCGCGCTGGCGCAGCAGATGCCGACCGCCACTCCCTTCCTCCTGGAGTTGCTCCAGTGGAGCATCAGCGGGCTCCGGGGCGCATCCACGGCGGAGGGCATCCTGGACCGCGCCGTCACCCAGGCGAAGCAGGCGCTCCAGCAGGCCGCCTCGACGCCGGCGCAGCCCCAGCAACCGGACCCGCGGGTGGTGGCGCAGCAAGCGAAGATGCAGGCCCAGCAGCAGAAGGCCCAATTGGACGAGCAGAAGGGCCAGGCGGACTTCCAACGCGACATCGCCCGCCAGCAGGTCGAGGTTCAGTCGGAGGCGCAGAAGCAGCAGATTCAGACGCAGCAGAACATCGCCGAGGAGAAGGCGCGGCTGGCGCTGAAGGCTCAAGCCAGGGTAGCAGAGCAGGCGCTGGGGGCACCGGGCGCGGGAGGTGCGCTGTGAGCCTTGTTTGGAGTGGTCCCAGCGGCCGGACTCCACCGATGGGACCGAACACGTCTCGGCCAGTCAACCAGGACGACTGGATTCGCTGGGCGCGCGCGGCCGAAGAGCGGCGAGACATCCGCGTTGATGGCGGAGACCACGCGCGGCGCCGCAGTGCACTGGCGGATGCCTGGAGCGTCTGGGAGTACCTCCGGCCAGCGCTCCTTGCCCTGGCCGCGACGTTACGGAGGTGCGCATGAGCCGCCGCCGCTACCGCTACGTCAAGAGCGACTCCGGCGAGGTGGTGCCGGTGGAGGTCAGCCCGGACTACACCGGCTGGGGCGAGCCGGGCGCCCGTGTGGAGTTGATGCTGGACGGCCACTACGAGGGCCTCCGTGCAACGGACGGGACGCCCATCGACTCCAGGACGAAGCACCGGGAGTACATGCACAGGCACGGCGTCACGGTGGCGTCCGACTACACGCAGACGTGGGCGAAGGCGGCGGAGAAGCGGGCGGACCTGTTCAGTACCGGGGGAGACCACCGGGCCCGGCGCGCCGCGGTGGAGCAGGCCGTGGCGAAGCTGGAGCGGCGGCGATGAAGTGGTGGTGTCGGAAGTGCGCTCGCGCGCCCCGCGGACGAATTCCATCCCCCGCGCCAACCTCTCGGGCGTCCTTGGGCACCTGAAAGGCTGGAGCACTCCATGACGCAGAAGCTGAAGAGCTGGACCGCACTCCTGGTTGCCGCCGTCCTGGCGCTCGCCGCGCCCGCGTTCGCCATCGGGAGCAACGGCGTCACCGGCACCATCACCGCCGCCAACTCCAACCTCTCCAGCGGGACCCCCACCGCCAGTTCCTACGTGGGCGTGCCGCTCTACAGTGGCCCCATCTCCAACACCATCTTCGGCGGCTCGCAGCCCATCCTCGGGATGGTGAACATCCAGGTGACGGGCACCTTCTCCGCCACCCTGCGCTTCCAGGCGTCGATGGACGAGGGGAGCACCTGGATCACCCTCCCCGTCTACGCGGTGAGTTCCGGCACTGGCGTGGCCGGGACGGCCCCGGCCACCACCACCACCACCACCGGGAAGTGGATCGCCATGGCGGCGGCCTACACCAACGTGCGCGTGTCGGCCTCCTCGTACACCTCGGGGACGGCGACGGTCATCCTCGAAACCGCCGCGCCGGGGATGCTCCCGCTGCTGTGGCTGTCCGACGCCTCCAACCGGTTGCTCAGCGGCAACTCCGACCGGCCCACCTACGGCGTGACAGCGAACGTCACGGTGGGCACCGGGGCGAACTCCTTCTTCGCGGTGGAGTCCAGTGCCTCGACGCGGGTCCACCTCCGGAGCATCAAGATTTGTCTGCTGGACGGCCTGCAGACCACCGCGGGTGAGCGGGAGATCCTCCTGTTCCACACCACGGCGGCGGCGACGGGCGGGACGGCGAAGACGCCCATCCTCTACGACAAGACGAACGACTCCGCGTTCGGCGGGACGGTGCGTGTAGGCGGCATCACCACCACCCCGGCCGGCGGGTCCGTCGCCCTGACGGCGGGCCTCTGGAGTGAGGTGGTCTTCATGCCGGCGGCGGCGACCACCGCAGTCCAGTGCGTGCGCAAGGACTTCGACATCGGCCAGGGTCGCGCGCCCACCACGGCCACTGGGACGGCGAACGGGCTGGCGCTGGCGGACCTGACGGGCGGGTCCGGCGGGACGGGCAACTACTCCGTGGACGCGGTGTTCTCGGAGGAGGCCAACTAGCCGTGGGCCAGTCCCTGCGCGAGGCGCTGTCGAAGGCGATGGCCAAGGACGAGGGGCCGGGCGACGAGCCCGCGCCCGAGCCCGAGACGTCTGCCGCTGACGTGGAGGCGCCCGAGCCGGCCGAAGGTGCGGAGCCGGAGGTCGCCACCGAGGAGCCGAAGGCCCAGTCCGCCTTGGACGCCCGCGCGCGCGACGAGGGCGGCCGGTTCGCGAAGGAGGCCAAGCGGCCGGGGAAGGAGCCGACGGCGGACACGGCGGCCGACCCGGCGAAGGCCACGGGCCAGCAGCCCGCGCCCGCGCCGAAGGTCGCGGCGGCCCCGGTCGCTCCTGCGGCGCCCACCGCAGTGGCGGGCGGTGACCCCGCGCTGAAGCCGCCCTCCAGCTGGAAGCCACTCGCCCGCGAGAAGTGGGGCGAGTTGCCGCGCTGGGCACAGGAAGAGGCCTCGCGGACGGAGAAGGAAGCCCAGAAGGTGATGCTCCGGGACGCGGGCAACCAGCGCATCGTCAACGCCGTGGCTCAGACGCTCGGGCCCTACGAGCAGATGATTCGCGCCGAGGGCGCCGAGCCCCTGGCCGCCGTGGGCGCCCTGCTCAAGCAGTCCCACATGATGCGGTACGGTGCACCGGCGCAGAAGGCTGCCTTCATCGACCAGCTGATCGAGACGCACCAGGTGCCGGTGGACGCGGCGTGGGTCGCGAAGATGATTCAGCGCCACCGCGTGGACATCAACGCCCTGGCGGACGTGCTGGACGGCAAGGGCGCGGCGCCCGGGCAGACCCAGGCCGCGCCGCCCGCGCCCGTGTTCGACCCGGCGGCGATGGAGCGGCAGATTCTCGAGAAGGTGCAGCAGAACTTCCAACAGCAACAGTGGGCCACCATGCAGGCGCAGGAGTCCGCCAACGTGGAGACGTTCATCTCCGGACAGGAGTTCGGCGACACCGTCCGCCAGGAGATGGCGGACCTGCTGGAGATGCACGCCCGGACCGGGCGCTCGCTTTCGTTGCAGCAGGCCTACGAGAAGGCCGTCCAGAACCACCCCGACCTCGCTCCGGTGCTCCAGCAACGGCGGGAGGCGGAAGCTGCGAAGGCGAAGCTGGCCTCAACGCAGCGAGCCCGCGTCGCGTCGTCTTCGGTGAAGACGCAGCCCGCGGGCGCGCCACCACCAGCCAAGAAGCCTGGGCTTCGCGGCGCGCTCGAGGAGTCATGGGCGCAGTTGGAGGATCAGCGGTAGCAGTGGGGCAGTGGAAGTGGGCGGGAACCGGGCCTCCGGTCAACCCGTCGTGAGGTGAGCCCCTTCACGCGACGGGGCGCGGCGAACGCCACAGCGGCGTCAACGCGCAAGAGCTCGCGGAACGGAACCACTACGCGACGAGGAGAGGCTCGTGGCCTTCCCCAACCTGACCGACATCGTCACGACCACCATCGAGGCTCGCTCGACGGACATCGCTGACAACGTCACCAAGAACAACGCGCTGTACGCCCGCCTGAAGCAGAAGGACCGCATCCGCACCTTCTCCGGCGGCTCCGTCATCTTCGAGGAGATCAGCTTCGCGGAGAACCAGAACTTCAGCTGGTACTCCGGCTATGACCAGCTCTCCGTCGCCGCGCAGGACGTCATCTCCGGCGCGTCCTACGCCATCAAGCAGGCCGCCGTCCCCATCGTCATCTCCGGCCTCGAGAAGCTTCAGAACGCGGGCAAGGAGAAGATCATGGACCTGCTCGAGAAGCGGATCGGCGTGGGCGAGGGGACCATGGCGAACCGCATGTCCGAGGCCGTCTACAGCGACGGCACGGGCTACGGCGGCAAGCAGCTGGTGGGCCTCGCGTCCGCGGTCCCGGTGGACCCGACGACGGGCACCTACGGCGGCATCGACCGCGGCACCTGGACGTTCTGGCGCTCCCAGCTCCAGGCCGCCGGGGCCATGACGCCGGCCACCATCATCTACCAGATGAACGGGCTGTGGGCGAAGTGCGTCCGCGGCAAGGACCGGCCGGACCTCATCGTCTTCGACAACGCGCTGTGGCAGCTCTACATGAGCGCGCTCCAGGCGCAGCAGCGCTTCACCGACCCGAAGGTGGGGGACCTGGGCTTCCCGTCCATCAAGTTCATGGACGCGGACGTGGTGCTGGACGGCGGCATCGGCGGCTTCGCGCCCGCCAACAGCGGCTGGTTCCTGAACACCAACTACCTGTTCCTCCGCCCGCACGCGGACCGGAACATGGTGCCGCTCAACCCGGGCCGGCGCGTGGCCGTCAACCAGGACGCCGAGGTGGAGATCCTCGCCTTCGCGGGCGCGCTCACCTCCGACGGCGCCCAGTTCCAGGGCTTCCTCAAGGGCTACTAGCCCAGCGAACGACAGGAGAACGACCATGACAGCCTTTCCGAGCAACGCCAGCTGGTACCACACGGACCCGGACATCGGGCTACAGCCGATCAATGACACCTCCACCACCCAGAACCACGTCCTGGGCAAGCGGGTGAAGGGGAAGGATGCCACCTACGGGGCGGCGGAGTTCATCTACCTCAAGGGTGTGGCCTCCACCGCAGCCGGGGACGTCGTCATCTACGACGAGAAGGCCGGCACCACTGCGCGGGCCGTCCACACCACCGCCGCGCGCGGGCAGTGCGCGGTGGCGATGTCGGCCAACGTGGCCAGCCAGTACGGCTGGTACATGATCTCCGGCTCCTGCCTGGTGTCCTCGGCCAGCAACACCGTGGCCGCGGGCGCGCCCGTCTTCCTGACCGGCACGGACGGCAACATCGACGACGCGGTGGTGTCCACGGACAAGGTGGACGGGATGACCACCACCGGGGCCAACGCCGCCATCACCACGGGCTTCACCCTCTGCCAGATGGACCGGCCGAGCGCCAACGGCAACGGGTAGCAGCTCTGCACCCGGCGCCGCCACGCGGGACGGCGCCGGGTGCTCACCTCTCCCGCGGTAGCACCCCGAGGACCGCATGTTCGACAGCCCTGACTTCATGAACACCGAATCCTACGTCCGCATGGTAGAGCAGCAGCGCGGGCAGCCTGCTCCGCACATGGATGCAAAGGGCCTGGTGGTCCAGTTCTACAAGCACCCCGTGGAGAACCCGGTGAAGGGCTGGGGCGGCATCACGGTCATGACTCTGCCCGGGCGGGATGACGAGGACCGGCGGAAGTCCGCCGAGAAAATCATCAACGGCTGGGGCTGCGGCGCCAGGTTGGTGAAGGTGCTCGGCAAGGCCCAGGGGCGGGGCTTCGACGACCACGAGGTGGACGTCGAGGGCGCTGGCCGCGCCATCTTCGACGAGGAGGACTATGTCTTCATCGCGCAGCCCGGCGACAACCTGCAGGTGTTTCGCGGACCGGTGTGGAAGGACCCGACCGCGCCGAACTCCCACGTCAACCGCTTCCCGGATCAGTGGCGCCAGTACAAGTCCGGCGAAGGCCAGCGCGTCTCCGGCCTGCCGCTGGAGCACTGGCCGGTCATCCTGAGCAACCAGGTGGCGGAGCTGAAGGCGATGAGGATCCGCACCGTGGAGGAGCTGGCCGATCTCAGCGACGAGGTGACCGGGCGCTACCGCGGGCTGGTGGAGCTGAAGCAGCGCGCCCGCGCCCACCTGGAGGCCGCGAAGAGCGGGGCGAGCGCCCAGAAGCTCGTCACGGAGAACGAGGCGCTCAAGGGCCAGATGCTCGCCATGCAGGCGCAGATGTCCGAGATGGTGAAGCTGATGGAGGAGATGAAGAAGGCCAGCGCCGAGAAGACCAAGAAGGCCGCGTAGCACCCACCACGCCGAGACCCACCACGCCGAGACGAGGGAGTATCCCCGATGAACGTCACCTTCCACCTGCACACCCCACCCCCACCGGCGCCCGCGCCGCTGCCCGGGTGGCGCCCGAACTCCGAGGCGCCGTACATCCGGATCGATCACGGTACCGACCCTCACACCGGGCGCACCGACCCTCACACCGGGCGCTCCGGGCACGTGGTGGACCGCCTCGCCACGAAGCTGGACCAGGGCCTCCACCCGAAGGAGTGGGCGGCGTTCCAGGCGCAGCTGGCCGAGGCGAACAAGCCGAAGGAGCCGCCGGCCGCGCCCGCGGAGCCGCCGGCCGCGAAGTAGCCGGAGGCGTCGGTGGCGCACTTCGAGACCGTGGCCCAGGTGGTGAGTCGCGCGGCGCGCGAGCTGGGCCTCGTGTCCGCGGACATCTCGGACCCATTCGCCAGCACCGACGCCAACATCAAGCAGATGTGCTCGCTCCTCACGGATGTGGGGGACGAGATTGTCCGCGAGCGGCGGTGGACGCAGGCCATCAACGAGCAGACGTTCACCACCGTCTCGGGGACGGACAGCTACCCGCTCCCCGCCGACTTCCTGCGGATGGTGCCGCAGACCGCCTGGAACCGGACCAACCGCCTGCCGGTGGGCGGCCCGGTGGACAGCGAGGAGTGGCAGTACCTGCGCAGCCGGCTGGTGGGCATCACCTTCAACGTCATCCTCCGGAAGTGGCAGGGCGTCTGGCGCCTCTTCCCGACGTCCCCGAACACGCCCGGCGGCTACCAGATCGCCCTCGAGTACATGTCCTCCTACTGGGTGGCCGTCGCGGCGGCTCCGACGGTAGGCGCGAAGGATGCCCCGACGCTCTCCACAGACGTCCTGCTCTTCGACCGGCACCTCATGAAGCGGGCGCTGAAGTTCTGGTTCCTCAAGGCCAAGGGGTTCCCGTCGCAGGCGGTCGAGGACGACTACCTGAAGGCGCTGGAGCAGGTGATGGACGACGACGCGGCGGCCCGCGTCCACTATCTCAGCCGGCCGCAGTCGCTGGACCCGCTGCTGGGACAGCAGAACATTCCCTTCACCAACTTCGGGGGGACGTGACGCCGTGGCCTTCCCGATGACCTCGCGTCGCCGCGCGCCCGCCCCGGCGGTGCAGACCGCCTACCAGCCGGCCCCGGTGGGCGGGGTCAACACCATCAGCCCTGGCACCCAGCTCCCGCCGCTGGACTGCCACTACGCATACAACCTGATCGCCTCGGACCAGGGGACGCGGGTCCGGCTGGGGTACCAGGTGATCGCCGAGGGCCTGACGGGCTCCGGCGACAACACCGTGCGCTCGCTGGTGCCGTTCCACGGAAGTCACAAGAACGGCTCGGACGACAGGCTCTTCGCGGTAACGTCGCTTGGCATCTGGGACGTGTCGAGCGGCGGAACGACGGACCCGAACGTCGGGCCGAATTACACGTACACCGCGGCCACGGACAACGGCGACGGGACGGGGACGCTCGTCTTCGCCAGCGTGGCTGCGCGCGGCGGCATTCGGCTCCAGGACGGGCTCAACGACGACGCGACGACGTTTCTCGCCACGGTGCTCGGCTTCGACGGCGCCTCTGCCATCGTCCAGTGGAACGACCGCGCCTTCAGCCTGGGCGGCGGCACTCTGGTGGACAGCAACTACGCACCGCCCACACCACTCTCGCGCTCGGTGGACTTCCCCAACAGCGGCGGGGACGCCGGGTACGTCACGCACCACACCATGACGACGCCGGCAGGGAAGTTCCTCCTGCTCTGCGACGAGGTGAACGGGTACTACGTCTACAGCGAGAGCACCCAGCTCTGGACGAAGGTGGCCACCGGCACGACGGCCCCGTGGACGGCGAACACGGTGGTTCAGGTCGGCAACCACCTGCTCAACGGCGGCAACGAGTACATCTGCACCATCGCCGGAACGACGGCGGGCAGCGGCGGCCCCACCGGAACCGGCGCGGCCATCGGCGACGGGACGGCCACCTGGAGCTACGTGGGCGCGGCGGTGGCGAATGCCGTGGGGCCGTCGCTCGCGGACCAGCAGGCGGGGCGCTCGCTGGACCCGTCGAACCTCGTGTTCGTCACCACCTGGAACCACCGCGTATTCCTGGTGGAGCGCGACACGTCAAAAGCCTGGTACCTCGACACCAACTCCATCTACGGCACCGCCAGCGCTTTCGACTTCGGCCCGAAGATGCGCGCCGGAGGCCCGCTGGTGGGCCTGTGGAACTGGAGCTACGACGGCGGGGCCGGGATGGACACCGCGCTGGTGGGCATCTCCGGCGCCGGGGACCTGGTCATCTACCAGGGGACGGACCCCACCAGCACCACCACCTTCGGCCTCAAGGGCTGCTGGAGCGTCGGCGCGGTGCCCTCCGGCCGGCGCATCGCCACCGACTACGGCGGCGACTTGCTGATCCTCTCGCTCCTCGGCGCGGTGCCGCTCTCCAAGCTGGTCATCGGCAACCCCTCGGTGGACCGAACCATCTACAGCACGGCGAAGATCGCCCCCGTCTTCACCAACCTGGCCACGCTGTACCGGGAGCTGAACGGGTGGGCGGTCCACATCCACCCGACGGACAACGCCCTCCTCGTGTTCGTCCCCACCGCCGAGGGGAGCGCCACCACCCAGCTCGCCATGGCCTTCTTCAACCGGAGCTGGTGGTACTACCGGGACCTCCCGATGCTCTCCGGGGCCACCTTCGACGGGGACTTCTACTTCGGGACGGCGGACGGGCGCGTCTGCCGGAACTACGGCTTCTTGGACGACGTGCCGCGGGAGATCGGCGTCGCCGGGAACGCCATCCAGTGGAGCCTGCTCAACGCTTTCCGCAACAAGGGCGTGGCCACGAACAAGCAGGTCCAGATGATTCGCGCCACCTTCGTCTCGGACGAGGCCACGCCGCCCTACGAGGCGGAGGCGAAGTACAACATGGACCTCTCGGAGCTGGCGGCCTTCAATTCCACCATCTCAGGGACGGCCAACTCCTGGGACGTGGGCCGCTGGGACTCGATGATCTGGCAGGCCGGCAGCCTGGGCGCCTCCACCATCGGGGGCTCCGCCGGCGGGCTGGGCAAGGAGGTGGCGATCTCCATCCGGGGCAACGCCAGCTCCCGAACGACGCTGGTGGGCATCGACGTGTACTTCACGGAGGGCGGCTTCCTGTGAGCGCGCGTGGCTACAGCGTGGTGCCGGCCCCGCGCCGGGTGCTCGCCTGGCTGGAGCAGCGCGTGGGCGTCGCGCTGTCCCCGAGCGCCCGCGGGATCGCCGTGGTGAGCGCCAGCGGGGACATCCGGGGCATGGCCGCTTACGACGGGTGGACGGACAGTTCCGTCCAAGCGCACGTCGCTGTCGAGAGCCCCGCCGCATGGCGCGCGCTGGTCCGCCCGGCGTTCGAGTACCCCTTCCTGCAGGCCGGCCGCCTCGTGCTGCTCGGGCTCATCCGCGGGGGCAACGCGGCGAGCCTCCGGGTGGCCCAGCACCTCGGCTTCCGGTTGGTGCACCGGGTGCGGGATGGCGCGGCGCCCGGTGAGGACCTGGTGCTGGTGGAAATGCGCCGAGAGGAGTGCCGGTGGCTGGAGTCAGGGCCCCGCGCGCGCTCCCGTCGGAACGAGAGGAGGGCCGCGTAGATGGGTTTCAGCTTGCCAGTGGGAGGCGGCGGAGGGGATCGGCCGGACGACCGGGGCAACCAGTCCGACCCGAGCGGCCACCTCAGCAGCGGAGGGAAGAAGAACGCCCCGGCGCCCCCGGACTACAAGGGCGCGGCGACGCAGGAGTCCCAGCAGAACGCCCAGCTCAACCGCCCGGACGTCACCACGCCGAACGCGTCCATGGGTTGGTCCCAGGGCCCGGATGGGCAGTGGCACCTCACCACCAGCCTCAACGGCGGGCTGAGCGCGGCGAACACCGCCCTGACCGGTCAGGCCCAGGACGCGCTCTCCTCGCCGCTCGACTTCTCCGGCGTGCCTCAGCTGGACAACGGCCAGCAGGCGCGGGACCAGGCGATCAACTCCGCCTACAACCAGGCCACCACCCGGCTCGACCCCCAGTGGAACCAGCGCGGCGACCAGCTCCGCCAGCAGCTGGCGAACCAGGGAATCGACCCGGACTCCGAGGCCGGCCGGAACGCCATGGCCCAGTTCGGCCGGGACCGGAATGACGCCTACGGGGGCGCGATGTCCTCCGCCATCGCGCAGGGGACGGCGGCCGGCAACCAGGTGTTCCAGAACTCGGCGATGGCGCGGCAGATGGCGATTGCCGACCTCCTCCGAAAGCGCGAGCAGCCGCTGGCGGAGCTGGGGCAGCTGCAGAGCTTCCTCCAGATGCCGAACTTCAACCAGGTGCAGGGCCCCAACCTGCTCGGCGCGGCGATGGCCGGGGACAACGCCGCGTTCCGGAACTACCAGGCCAATCAAAAGAGCCAGGCCGACACCCTGGGTGGGTTTGGTCAATTGCTCGGGCTCGGCGCACAGGCGCTCCCATTCCTGCTGTAGGAGAACGACATGTACGACGACAACGACGGCGACGAGCAGAACCAGCTGGCCCAGTTCACCCCGGCGGAGCTCCGCCAGCTCCTGACCCTCGGGGTGGCGCCCGAGAAGCAGCAGATGCTGCAGCAGCAGATGATGCAGGCCGAGGCGCTCCGGCAGGGGAGCGGCCAGCAGCATTCCTCGCCCTTGGGCGCGCTCTTTGGCGGCGTGGCGGATGCGGGCGGTGCGCTGCTCGGCGGCGTCCGCCAGCACCAACTTCGCGACCAGATGGACCAACTCATGGGCGGGCAGGTGGACGCCCGGCAGATGCTGCTCCAGAAGCTCCTCCAGGGCCGCCAGCCGCCGCAGGCCCAGCCGGCGCTCCCCGCGGGGGCCGGGGATCTCCTCCCGAACGACACCTACGGCATGGGGTAGCGCATGGGCGCCGGGTACGACTCGTGGCAGATGTTCGCCCCGGACGACGACACCGGGCCGGGGGCTCTGGACGCGGCGACGCGGCGGCGGCTGCTCGCCCAGGCCGCGGCGCTCCGGGGCCAGGAGCAGCTGGGGACGGTGGCCTCCTTCACCGGCGACAAGGTGCTCGCCCCCTACGGCCAGCAGCTGGTGGCGAACGCGCGCCAGGGGGCGGAGCAGCTGGGGGAGATGCCAGGCCAGCGGCTGCGGATGGCGCTCCAGCGCCAGCAGCTCGCTACCGGCCAGGCGGAGGAGGATGCGAAGGCCGCCGCGCGCCAGCTGAAGACGAACCCCGCGTCGGCGGAGTCGCAGACCGCGCGCGCGCTGCTCGCGAAGTTCATGCCCCAGATGAAGGTCAGCCCGACGGCCACCGCGCAGGAGCTGGAGCCGGTGCTGGGGCTGGGCGAAAAGGGCTACCAGGTGGACGAGAACGCCCGGAACCGGGCGCTGCAGCGGCAGGCGATGCAGAACCAGCAGAATGCCCTGCTGGGCACCATGGGGGACGACACCCTCAACGCCCTCGCGGACAAGTTCGCCGCCGGCGGTGGCCTCCCGCAGCTGGGCCTGGGCAAGGCCGGCGCGGGGGTGCGGGTGGCGATCATGCAGCGGGCCAGCGAGCGTCACCCGGGCCTGGACCTGGCCTCGGCCGAGGCCGGGTACAAAGCGGACACCGGCTCGCTCAAGGCGCTCCAGGCGCAGGCGGACCGGGTGGACGCCTTCGAGAAGACGGCGAACGCCAACCTGGACACCGCGCTCGGCGCGGCGAAGAAGGTGATCGACACCGGCTCCCCGTGGTTCAACCGGCCCCTCCGGGCCGTGCAGCAGGGCCTGGCCGGCAGCGCGGATCTGCAGCGGTACATCACCGCCCGGCAGGTGGCCGTCCAGGAGGTGGCGAAGGTGCTCTCCGGTGGCACCGGCAGCGGCGTGGTGTCGGATTCCGCCCGCGGTGAGGTGGAGCAGCTCCTCGGGCCGGATGCCAGCCTCGCGCAGATCGAGGCAGCCGCCCAGGTGCTGAAGCAGGACATGGCCAACCGGAAGGCGGCGATGCAGGGCCAGCTCGGGGCCATCCGCTCCCGGACCAGCGGCTCCAAGGCGTCAGCGGCCGCGCCGGAGGGTAGCGCGGCCGCGCCATCGTCATCCCCCGGCGTCGTGGAGGAGCGCACCCTGCCTGACGGGCGCGTCCTCCAGAAGCTCAGCGACGGCACGGTGCGGGTGAAGTCGTGACGCCGGAGGAGCTGCAGAAGCTGTGGGAGCAGGCGAAGCCAGCGGCGAAGTCCCCGCCGCCGCCCGAGGATCTTGCCGCCCTGTGGGCGCAAGCTGGCGCCACACCAAACGGGCAGGCTGCACCTTTGGTCGGCGGGGGTGAAGCCTTCGGCCGCGGCGCCGTCCAAGGCGCCACCCTGGGCCTCGGGGACGAACTCCAGGGTGCCATCCAGACCCTCCCGGACAAGGCGCTGTGGCTCAGCCCGGCCGGGTTCCTCCTGGGGCCGGCGAAGGCGCTGGCGGAGGCCACCTCCGACGTCCCGGCGGACCAGCGCGCGCGAGCCGCCCAGGTGGACGAGGAGCGGGCCGCCCGGCTCGCGAAGGAGGGCCCGGGCGCGCGGCTGCGCCGGGCGCTGGGGGAGTACCGAATGGGGCGGGACTCGGCGCGGCAGGAGAATGTTGCGGCGAAGGAGGCCGCGCCCTGGTCCTACGGCCTCGGGAACCTCGCCGGCGGCGCGGTGACGGCTCCACTGATGGGCGGCGGCGCGGCGACGGCAGGTCAGGCGGCGCTCCAAGGCGCGAAGCTGGGGTCGGCGGCCGGATTTGGCGGCTCCGAGGCGGACCTGACCACCGGGGATGTGGGCCAGCTGGGCCGGGCGGCGCTGGACACCGGGGTCGGCGGGGCCCTGGGTGCGGCTGCGGGCGCCGGCGCGTACTACCTCCCCAAGTTGATCGGCGCGGCGAACGAGAAGATCGGCGGGCTGGGCCGGGCGCTGGCCACGCGGCTCGGGCGGCGGGTGCTCCAGGGGGGCTCGGAGACGCTCTCGAAGGGCTCCCCCATCCCCGAGGAGACGGTGATGGACGCCATCCGGCGTGGCATCATCAAGTTCGGGTCCACCACCCAGGGGGCGGCAGACCGGGCCACCGCGCAGGCAGACCAGGCCGGAGCGCTCTATGGTTCCATCTTGGACGAGCTCCAGGCGGCGGGGGTGCAGGGGCCGAACGCGCACCGCATCGCCGCTGAGGTGGCGCAGGACGCGGCCAAGCGCGTCCTGATGGACCCCATCGGCGCCGGGCCGCCCCTGATGCAGCGCTTCGCGGAGAAGCTGGGCGCCCAGTACCAGCCCGGCGAGGCGGACATGCCGCTGGACGTGGCGGAGGGGATGAAGCGCACCCTTCAGAACGCCGCGGCGCAGGACTTCAGGGCACTGGGCGCCGGCGCAGACCTGAAGAGCGCCGCGGAGGGGCGGGTAGCGCTGGCGGACAAGCTGAAGACCGCCATCGAGAACGCGGTGGACCGGCAAGCGGCGAAGGCTCCGGAGGTCGCCGCTGCGTTCCAGCCGGCGAAGGCGGAGGACGCCGCGCTCATCCGCCTCCGCAACCTGGCGCAGCAGGGGGCCGGGAAGGCCGCGAAGCGCAACCCGGTCGGCCTGTACGACATGCTGGCGGGCATGGCCGGGGGCGCGCACTTCGGCCTCCCGGGCGTCGTGGCGGCGCCCGCCTCCATGGCCCTGCGCGCCGTGGGGCCATCCTCCGGTGCCGTGACGGGCGCCGCGGTGTCCGAGCTGGCCAACGCCCTCCGGGGCCTCCCCGCCGCGGCGGAGCGCGAGCTTCCGGGCATCGGCCGGGCCGCACTGACCGCCGGCATCGGCGGCGGGACGGCGCTCACCGCCCAGCAGCGCGCCGCGCTCGCGGACTACCTCGCCAACCGCAACCAGACGCCGTAACCGGAGACACCATGCCTCGCAACGCCAGCGGAACCTACTCCCTCCCGTCCGCCGTCAACCCGGTGGTGGGGAACACGCCCGCCACCGCGGCATGGGCGAACAACACCATGTCCGACATCGGGAACGAGCTCACCCAAAGCCTGGACCGGAACGGGCGAGGGGCGATGCTTGGCCAGCTCCAACTCGACGCCGGGGCGGTGGGGGCGCCGGGGCTGGCGTGGCGACTGGAGACGAACTCGGGGCTGTACCGGGCGGGGGCCGGAGACCTGCGGTTCGCCATCGCGGGGGTGGACCGGCTGAAGATGACGGCCTCGCGGCTGACCATCTCGGCGGCGCTCCAGGCGACGGGGCAAGTCCTGGCCGAGGATGGGCTGATCAGCGCGCCGGGGCTGTCCTTCTCAGGCGAGGCCGGGGCGGGCCTCTACCGCGCTGGCTCCCATGACGTGCGGTTGGCGGTGAACTCCAAGGACATCGCCCAGGCCACCACCAAGCTCAGCATCTCGGCGGCGACGGCGGCCACCGGGGGGACGCGCCAGGACGCGCTCTCGCTGACGAACGGGGATCTGGACCTGTCGGCCGTGGCCTACCCGACGAGCACGACGGCAATCGCGAACCGGCTGACCCCGGCGAACGTCTGCAAGGCGTGGTGCGTGCTCAACATCGACGGCTCAGGCAGTCCGTTCACCATCAGCGTGGACGCGGGCTTCAATGTGGCGTCCGTGGCGCGGACGTCGGCCTCGACGTTCACCATCACCCTGGGGTCCGGGTTCGCGGCTGGGAACTACGCCGTCGTGGGCCAGCAGATGACCGGAGTGGTGGGGTCGGACACCATCATGCTCAACCCGACCACCCGGAATACCGGCTCTGTTGTGGCGGGGCTCTCCAAGAGCACCGGCGGGAGCGTCGTGATCGACTCTTGGGGCACCGTGCTCAAAATGGCAGTGCTGTTTTACGGAGCGCAGTAGCTCACGGGTCGCGACAGCGCCCCTGGTCGCAAATGCGTTCAAACTTGCAATCCGAATCGGAACGACAGCCAGGTCCAGTAACGGGTTGGGTGGGCACCACCGCAGGTGATGCCGATGCCGCGGGCTGCTGATAGCAGCGCAACACACCGACCACGCCATATCTAGTCACGGAACCGCGGTCCGTAATGGAAGTATGGCTGGAACCGTGGGCGGACCCATATCCAGCGCGCGCAGATGCGTTCGTGTCGATGTCGGTCCCCAATGACTTGCTGGAGCGCTCGATGTCGAAGTTCGCCTCATACTGGTCTCCATCGCAGAGTTCTTGGGCCCGGCGGTGCCAGTAGCTGAGTAGCGTTGCCCTGTTCGTGAACCCGTTGCCAGTTACCTCCAGATACCATTCGCCGGGGTGTTGGAGTGGCGCCTCACTGTAGCCGCCGCCGGGGCCGACGGGCTGATACGGCGTCACGCAAGCCAGCAGTAGGCAGCCCGCCGAGAACAACGCCCGCCTCATGGCGTGTGCTCAAGGTGTAGGGGCGGAGTCAGGCCGAGCCCTGGTGGGGCCAGGGTGTTAATCTGCGGAGCGTCCGAATCCGCGAAAAGGTAGAGCGCCTGACCGCCTGGCGTGGTGATGTTCGCGCAGTTCGTCGCGACGTCCTTCTTCGAGTAGATCACCACCGTCTGGAACAGCGCGGTGTCAGAGCGCACGCGGTATGGGCTCCGGCCGCCGTAGGCGAAGGGCACCCGCGGTGGTGGGAGCGGCCCGGCGAGGAAGGTTGAGCCGGTGCAGTTGGAGCCGGTGAAGTACAGCGTGCCAGCCGCGGGCCCATAGGAATGCTGCGCGCCGTCCGGGCCTGCCGTCTCCGCGTTCAGGAACCACCAGTAGCCGTTCCCGTCCTCCACCATGAGTCGGTCCCCGAGGCCGGTGGCGACGCCCGCTGCGTCCTTCCACACCAGCGCGCTCCCGGCGACGAAGGATTGCCCCTGCGGGCCTCGATCTCCCTGCGGCCCGGTCGCGCCGGCCGGCCCCGGAGGCCCAGCCGGCCCTGCAGGCCCGGGCGCGCAGGCCAGACCAGCGACCAGGACTACCAGGACAACAGCAACGACGCGCAGTGTGTGCATGACACCTCGTTCTGCTCGGGTTGTAGGGTGAGCGAGCAGGGTACGTCATGACACCGGACACGTCCACTGGCGCGCAGGCCACCGGCCGGCCAGGTGATGGAGATCAAGCCCGCGGGGACCGCCCAGACCGCCCAGAAGCGAGGGGTGAGGTGCGGCCTCACC